AGGCGGAAACTGGGCTAAACTGGCAGGCGGAGACAACGCTACACTGGCAGGCGGAAACTGGGCTACACTGGCAGGCGGAGAATGGGCTAAACTTGCAGGCGGAAACTGGGCTACACTGGCAGGCGGATACAACGCTACACTGGCAGGCGGATACAACGCTACACTGGCAGGCGGAGAACATTCTATCATGGTTTCTGAAAACGGCAGCAAAGCTAAAGGCGGTATCGGCAGTTTAATTGTTATGGTCGAACGAAACGGCAAAGGAGAAATCGTCAATTACAAAGCAATCCAGATTGATGGGGATACATATAAAGAGGACACATGGTATCGGTTGGAATATGGAGAAATTAAGGAAGTGGAGTGATGGTTATGAAATACAGAAAGAAGCCTGTGGTAATTGAAGCGTTTAAATATGATGGAGATTTAAAAGGTGCAGATGGTAAATATTATGTCCCCGATTGGGCTGTAAATGCCTTTGAAGATGGCATTATGTATTATAGTACCATTCAATTTGATAGTGTAGATGGAGATGAACTCTATATTGATACTTTAGAAGGGACGCACCATGTAAGTGTTGGGGATTATGTGATTCGTGGAGTGAAGGGAGAGCTTTACCCCTGTAAACCAGACATTTTCGAGCAGACATATGAAGCATGTGAGGAGTGATGCAGCATGGCTGAAATGACAGCGTTGGAGTTTCTGAAATGCAAGGGTAGAATCTGTAGAACATATGCATGTAACGTCTGCCCGATATGGAGAAGCAGACCAGACCAATCGGAAGGATGCGGTATCTTTTTGCGCAAGTATCCAGAAAAAGCAATCTCCATCGTAGAAAAATGGGCGAAAGAACATCCGAGAAAAACGATTTTGCAGGATTTCTTGGAGAAGTATCCGAAAGCTGAACTGATACATAACAAATTTCCAGAAATTTGCCCTCATTCGTTGGGATATGCGACAAATAAAGAGTGCTTTTTAGATACGGACGAACAATTTGTTTCAGAAGAATGCGAAGAATGTTGGAACAGACCGTTGGAGGAGGAATGAAATAATGGCTGAAAATACACAGGTGGCAGAAAAGAAGGAATTTACAACGGCATTAAGTCGGTGGAGCAACGAAATTACAGGATTGATTGCAAAAGACTATGAGGCTTGCGGCGTGATTTTTGATGAATATTCCAGAAAATGCGCTATGGAGGCGGTCGGCAGCATTTACAATCTTGTAAAGAACGATGGAAAAGCGAACATGAATTCACTCGATACAAGCAACTTGAGGGGCATCGTTGAAAACTGTGCAGGGCTGAAATTGAACCCTGCGGCATATCCGAGAGAATGTTATTTCCAACTTAGAAATGTAAAGCGTGGGAACGAGTGGGTAAAGGTTGTTGAAATGGGTATCGAGGGTGCAGGATATGATTCCCTTCTCTCTCATTACGGCAAGGATGTCGAACAAGTTTATCCATATTGGGTAGTCAAAGAAGGAGATACCTATATCCCACCCAAACATAAGGGTTTGGAACTGACACCGCCAGAATGGGAGGAAAAAGGATTGTCAGATAAAGCGGTTCGGGTGGTATATCCAGTAAAATTGACGGACGGCACAGTAACATATCTGACAGCTGACAGAGCAAGCGTAAAGGTCAACCTTTTGGCTCACGTTAAGCAGAATATGATGAACGCTACATTCGGTGTTTGCGAGGATAGATACAAGGCAACGCCAAAGCAGAAAGAGGAAATCAAGGCAAAGAAGGATGAAATTCTGAACGCATTGAGAGCGTGCAGCACGGTTGATGATATGTTGGATTGCGAAATCGCAAAGCAGTTTATCAGCGGCGCATGGCTGGATACGCCAGAAAGCATGATTCAGCGTAAGATGTGCAACAACGCCACAAGGAAGTATCCAAAAAATTATGACCAGATGGCGAGACAGGCACAGATTGAACTGGATGATGCATACCGACAGACACAGGGAGATGTTGTGGAAAGCGCAAATTCCGTTGATTTTGACGAGGAAAACATCATTGATGGAGAAATTGTGCAGGAGGTGTAAACAGTGATTCTTATAAAAGTAACGATTGCCGTCTGGATGATTTTCATCCTTGCATCTGGTAGGGCTATTTGGTTATACATTAGAAATCAGAAAAAAGGTATGAATAGGGATTTATCTTATTATGTTCTGGAAAACAAACCTTCTGCGTTGTCTGCTTTCGTTTGCATTGTTGTTGCTCCTGTTCTTACGATAGCGAGCGCAATTTGGCTTTTGGTTAGGGGGTAAAAATATGAGAATTATTAGTCAGAACGGAAAAGTTGATTTGCCGTATGAGCAGATTGCAATTTCAATCGACTGCGATGATGAAATGACGATTATTGCTTATGCAGTAAATTCCGAGGACGATACTATTTGGAATTTAGCTGAATATTCGACAAAAGAAAAAGCAGAAGAAGTTATGAAAATGCTGAGAGAGGGATACAGGAACTATCAAACAACGCGAAGTAGAGACGGATATTATTTCGCCTTTGATTATCCAAAGGTATTCAGATTCCCGCCAGATAGCGAGGTGTAATGATGATAGTTGATACAAATACAGAGCATATCTCAAAAACAGAACATGTTGAATTTGTAAATTATACAGGTTCTTTCCCTAATCTTTGCAGAGGGGTATTGACTTTAAAAATTGACGGAGAAATAGTTAAATTCGGTCATGATTATAATGATTATTGCTTGAAAACATCAAAATTCAATGATTCTAATTATGATTCGTTTTGGCACTCTGGCGGATGGATAGATGAAGAATATTACTCGCACTTAGGAGAATGGGAAATATCCTTAAACGAATTACCAGAACAATACCGTCAGTATGCAAGAGAAATAGATGTGGTTTTTAATTCTTGCGTGAGACATGGATGTTGTGGAGGTTGTTCTTGAAGAAATAAAATGTATTGCAATAGGAGGATATGAAGATGATAGAAAGAGTAAAAGGGATTGAATAATCGTTAGGGGGGTGCGAAAGTGCTGTTAAAAACGATAGCGACAGGGAGCGCAGGAAACTGTTATATGCTCGCCGATAGCAATGGAAAATCTCTTATCCTTGACTGCGGTGTTCCGAAAGGAGTGATTAAGTACGGAAGAATGGAAATGGATTGATGGATACGAAGGGCTATACCAAATTTCAAATTATGGAAGATTGAAAAGTTACAGAAAAAATAAAAATGGAGGGATAATGTCAAACACAGATAAAAATGGATGGTATTTTACCGTAAATCTTTTTGACTGCGATGGGAAAAGAAGAACAGAACGAATACATAGGCTTGTGGCAAAGGCATTTATAGGAGAAATCCCGAAAGGTTACCACATACACCATAAAGACGGGAACAAACAGAATAATAGATTAGATAACCTTGAAATAATACATCCAGCTAAACACAGCATGGAAACAATTAAGAAAAACAAAAATGTAATCAAAGGGATGAATGACTACAATAAGTACGTCAAGCCAAAAAGAGTCAAACAATACACATTGGACGGTGTATACCTTGCCGAATATGTCAACTGCGAAATAGCGAGCAGAATGACAGGGATATGCCAAAGAAATATATCTCAAGTCGCAAGCAAAGAACCATACAACTCAAAAGGTAGTGTAAGAAAACAGGCAGGCGGTTATGTATGGAAATTTGAAAAAGAAGGCGAGGTGATGTAGATGTTTTTGAGAACGATAGCCACAGGCTCAAGTGGAAATTCGCACGCCTTAATCAGCAGAACAGGAGAAATTTTGTTACTTGATTTAGGCGTATCAGAAAAGACTGTTAAAAAAGGTGTTGATTGGAAAATATCAAATATTGTCGGAGCGATAGTTACTCATAAACATCTCTGACTTGACCATAGCAGGTCGATAGAAGATTTTAAAAGAATGGGAATACCCGTTTTTGTACCATATCTGAAAAACGATAGTAAATCGGTAAATATGGGCGGATTTGTAGTAAAATCTTTTGACCTTACAACGATTGACGGTAGATGGACACACACAGATGCGGACGGCGAACCTTGCCCGATATATGGCTTTCTGATAACTCACAAGGAAATGGGGCGGATGCTTTACATTACCGATTGTAAAGTTATCAAATGGAAGTTTAAATCCATTAACCACATTCTATTGGGTGTAAATTATGACAAGGACATGATTTATCCAGATAACGAAGGAAAAAAGAATCATATTTTCGGCGGTCACTTGGAGATTGGAACAGCTTGTGAGTTTGTAAAGGCGAATAATTCTGATTCCTTGCATAACGTCATAATGTGCCATCTGTCAGCTGATAATGCCGATTCCGATAAATTCATCGAGCGTATGAAAGAAGTGTGTCCTACGGCGAATGTGTACGTTGCAGGGCGTAATGACGGGTGGTGGTTGAGTGATGGGAAGGTATGAGTTTTCCTTAAATGCAAATATCAAGGCGAAGGATGGCATTTGCCCCTGCTATGGATGCGAAGGAAGGAGCGCTGGATGTCATTCAAAATGCGAGAAATTCACGATTTGGAATCAGAAGCATTTGAAAAATAAAAAAGAAATGCAAAAGAAGGCGTTCATCGAAAATCAGGCAGATTACCGAAAGAACGAATACTTTAGAAGAAAGAGGGACAAGCAGAAATGAATAAATGTATTTTTGTTGGCAGAACAACAAGAGATGTTGAACTCAGATACACGCAGTCCGCCAATCCTCTAGCGGTCGGAAGAACTTCCATTGCGGTCGAAAGAGGATACGGAGACAAGAAGAAAACGAGCTTTTTCAATATCTCCGCTTTCGGCGAAACGGCGGAAACAATGGGGCAGTTTGTAAAGAAGGGTACGAAAATCATTCTAGAGTGTGAAGCTGTACAGAATGAATACACCGACAGGGAAGGTAAGAAGCAGAACAGGGTATCCTTTATCGTGAAATCTTTCGAGTTTGCCGAGAGTAAAGTGGCAAGCAGCAGTGCAGGGCAGACAAGTGATGCGCCGAAATCACAGAGCAACGCCGATGGTTTCTATCCCATCGACAATACCATTGAAGATGACGATTTGCCGTTTTAAAAAATAAGAAGGGTGGAGACTGATTTTGAGAATAGAAAATTTAATCGTTTTTTTGAAAGAGAATTTTGAAAAAGGGATACAAATGTTTGATACTCCGAATATTGTAGGCGATTTCATGGTGCCTATTTATAAGAAGGACAATATATCGGTGTTGTTCGCGCCGGAATATGACTATATTGAGATATTCGGAATATCTGATGAAGAATTTGAAAGAGTTGAAAAAGAGGTTAATCGGAAAAGGCGGTAAGATTTGTAAGGCGGTGGAAAGATGGACTATCAGAAATTCAAGAAAGCGAAGGCTATCGAAAAGAAGAACAAGGAACGCCTGCTGAAAGTAAATCCAAAATTGAATGAGGACAGCGGAATTTATTTCCTAACAAGAATTGATGAAAACGGATTCAAATACGCATACATCGGGCAAGCAATACACCTTATTACCAGATTGTCGCAACATCTTGTTGGCTATCAGCATATCGACCTATCTTTGAAAAAACACGGATTATACGATGCCGAAACAAATCAGTATGGATGGAAAATCGGATTTATGCTTTACAAGGATACCGAGTTGGATAGTGCGGAACAGCACTGGATAAAGAAATATGCTGATGGTGGTTATCAGTTGCGGAACAAGACAAGCGGCTCACAAGGCGAGGGAAAATCGCAAATTGCGGAATATAAAGCCGCTAAAGGCTATCGTGACGGCTTGGAGCAGGGCAGAAAGAATCTTGCAAAGGAATTATCGCATATTGCCGAAAAGCACCTCACAATCGAAATTAGAGCGGATAAGAGGGGGAATAAGATTTCAGAACGGCAGTATGAGAAATTTATGGAGTTGATGAAAGGTGGCGAGTAATTGAGAATTTACATAAGCGGTGCCATTACAGGCACAAGTGATTTCAGAGAAAGATTTTTGAAAGCGGAAAACTTGATATTTCAAGGCACGATTTCCTTGTGAGCGAAATCAGAAAAGATGGAATCACAAATACATTGTCCACGGTTCAAAAGGACAACCTGTTAGCTACGAAGATTGTAGGTTGCATAGACCCGCAAGGAAGGAAAAAGAAAAAAGTTGCACCGAAAGACATGATACCAACGCTTAGAGGTCAATCGCATGGAAATGAACCGAGAGTTCGCATAAAGGTTAAAGCAGAAAACGGACAGGACATTAAGCAAGGTATTTTCGTGCAATTATCGGAAAATTTTACCGTATACGCCGTTTGGTACGAAAAATATCAGTGCTATATTGCTATCCGCAAACTGACACCGAGAGAATGTTTCCGGCTGCAAGGATGGTCGGATGAATATTTCGATAGGGCTGAATTGGTAAACAGTGACAGCCAGTTATATAAACAGGCAGGGAACGGCGTGACATACGCAGAGGCTATTGATTGGATAAATGAAAATGGGAATATGAATATCAGATATTGAAAAGAAAAAGGAAGGGGGATAACAACACATGAAGGAATGTAAATTATTTCAGTGCGAAATTTGTAATACGCAATACAAATTAAAAAGTGATTGCCAAGCGTGCGAAAAGAATCATGTTAAACCAGAAAGCATTAAAGAGTACAAATATCATGCCGAGAAAACCTATAAAAATTATCCGGATACCATCGTTGTTTTGATGAAAGATGGAAAAGAAATTAAATACAAAAGATAACAGATGAAGTATTTGGACAGGAGGAATAAAGCATGACAGAGAAATGGATTGAGACAGAAAAAATGAAAAGGCTGACAATGGATAACGTAGAAGAAATGGGCATGTTCAGTCTGGCTCATAACTGTTGCTACATTGATGAAAATGGCAATACCAGATATAGAGACTTTGAGATAGATATTGATGCAAGAGAGTTGGCAAAGGGAATGCTGAAAGAAATGACAGAAGATGCGGTGTCTTTTGAATCAGATGAGGACTTCGATGATTGGATGGGTTGCTACATCGGAGAGGACGGAATAAGCACACCAAGAGGTCTGATTGCCAATTTCTATCAGAATCTTTGGGCTATGGCGGAGTTAAGAGAGAAACTCAAATATTATGAGGACTTGGAAGAACAGGGGAGACTGTTGGTGCTGCCTTGCAAGGTCGGGGATGTGGTGTATGAAATCCTCGAAGAAACCGTACCGAACCACTATTTTTATATCAGCGAGCACAAGGTGCAGGATGTATCGGTAAAGGCTGTCAAGTATGCTGACGAATGGGAACCGTATGATTACGAGAACCTGTATTTCACAAGAGAGGAAGCGGAAGCGGCATTGGAAAGAAAGAGGAGGGAAAAGTGATGGGAATGGTTATTTTGGCAATTTTGATAATCGCATACATAATGATAGGGTACGGTCTTTTTCTGAGCATAATCATTGAAGATTATACACAAAACGTATGGAAACCGATTATTTGTTTTTTATGGATTGTTTCCCTTTGGTTTCCCTATGGTGTTTATAGCTATTTGAAAGAAAGAAGGACAAAGGATGAATCTTGATGAGAAAATCAACAATAAATAAGAGTGTGGTGTTGTTTATGGCAATATACAGGAATTTGCATATATCGTTCTGGACGGATAATAAGGTAGAGGATGATTTTACGCCAGAGGATAAGTATTTCTATGCTTATCTTCTGACAAACCCACAGACGAACATCTGCGGCTGCTATGAGGTCAGTTTTAATCAAATATCGCACCATACAGGATATACGAAGGACACAATTTCAAGGCTGATAAGGCGTTTTGAAAATGTGCATGGCGTGATTCGGTACTGTGCGGAAACAAAGGAAGTCTTGATTCTCAAATGGTACAAATACAACTGGAGCAAGTCAGAGAAAACGCTTGCAGGAGTTGAGAATGTTGCAAAGCATATTAAGTCCGATGATTTTAGGCGGTACGTTATGGATACGGTAAATAAGGTTAGAGGCAGTGCGGACGATTGCCAGACGGAAGAAGAACCGAAAAGTATTCCTTCCGTTTCTGTAAAGAAAGTATCTTCTGCGGATATGCTGAATGACATGGTTTCCGAGTTTGCTATTTCCGATTATCTTCTGGAATCGGTGCAGGACTGGATAGCCTACAAGGGAGAGAGAAATTTCAAGTACAAAGAAAGAGGTTTGCGGACACTTTTAAAAACAATATCCGAAAAATCAACACAATACGGAGATACGGCGGTGTCAACAGCAATAAATGAAAGCATTTCAAGCGGATATCAAGGTATTGTTTGGGAGAAAATCGGGAAGGCTTCCAGTAGCGATATAAACTGGAATTTTTAGGGGGTGTGTTTTGTGCTGACAAAAGAGGAAACGAAGAAAATCCTGCGTATCATGTATAACTGTTTTCAGAATTTCAGACCAAAGAATATCGAAGAAACAACGGAGGTTTGGGGAATGATGCTTTCAGATTATACATATCAGCAGATTTCGGTTGCGTTGAAATCCTATATCCTGTCCGATACAAGCGGATTTGCACCGACAATCGGGCAGTTGGTTGATATGGTTCATTCCGTTAGCAAGCCGCAGGAATTGAACGAAATGGAAGCGTGGGCGTTGGTTAGTAAAGCAATCAGAAATAGCGGATACCGATATACCGAGGAATTTTTGAAACTTCCTGCAATCATTCAACGTGCAATCGGAACGCCAGAGCAGCTGCATATTTGGGCTACGGATGAAGAATATAATGAAACCGTAGTTATGAGCAATTTTCAGAGGTCATACCGGCTTGTGCTGATGCAGAAAGATGAGAGTGCAAAGTTGCCAACAGAAGTGCGGAATTTGCTTTCCAATAACGAGAATCCTGCCAGAATAGAAATGCAGGATAGAATTAAGCAACTTTCTAATGCGTTTGACGAAAAGAGCAAGTTGTTGATTGAGGGCAGGGAGAAGAAAGAAAGAGTAGTGGATGATTCTGTTATGGACACCGTTCATGCAGAATTAGAGAAAATAAAGGCAATGAGTATCAGATAAAAACCAGAACGGAGGAAGACTTATGAAAACGCCAATCGTAAAATCTGATGAAGGAAAACCGCAGCTTAACCTTGTGCCGTTGGAACTTTTAGAACCATTGGCAAGGGTGCGTGAATTTGCTGTTGAGAAATACGGTCTTGAAGGTATCGAATCATGGCGCAATATTTCCGATGATAGATTGTTAGCTGCTCTGCTGCGGCATACGATTACTTACCAAAAAGACCATGACGCGCGTGACGAGGAAAGCGGATTGCCGGCTGCATACCATGTAGCTATCAACGGTGTATTTCTTGCTATCAAGGCTATGGAGCGAATGAAAGAAAGATGCGGATACAAAGTCAAAGAAATTAACTTTTACGAAAATCTGCCGCCAGAAATGCAGAAAAGGGTAGACAAATTTATTTCTGCGGTTTACGAGGGTGGTGCGAAAGATGAATCTGAATCAGATTGAAAAGAAAAAACGGTATCAGAAGCAAAAAAGAATCATTGAAGAAGCAAAGACAGAAGCTATTGAAAATATGCAGAAAATCATTGATAGAGGGCTTTCTTCTCAAATGGAACTGGTTATGCTGTTGGTTATGCTGTTGGTTCTGCATGATAAATTTGGTTTCGGTCCGGAGCGGTGCGCAAAGGCATTGGTTGCTTTTGAACAGTTATGGGCTGATGTTGGGGATAAGCACCTTTGTCTTGATGATATTGAGGAAGTAGTAAAGGCTGAAATTGGAATCGAAATGACTGAGGATACTATTTTTCAGACCGACAAGAAAGGGAATAAGAAATTGCTTTGGTCTAACGAGAATACATAAAGGGGGTACTCTTAATTGGCTTTGCGAGATTTGACAAAGCCAGAATTGCGAAAAATTATAGAGAACGCCAATTTTACCGAGGATGAGATGATGGTATTTCAACTGTCCAGCAACGGTTCCCCTATTGATTATATAGCGGACACGATGAAAATATAATCATCTACGGTAAATCGTATTTTGAGGAAGATTTATAAGAAAATGGAAAGGATTGAGGATATGTCGAAGCCAGAAGTGCCAGTTTGGCAGAAAGTAACAATGACGATTGACGAAGCATCCGCATATAGCAGTATCGGGACTTCAAGAATAAGAGAATTGGCTAACAACCCAAGATGCACGTTTGTTCTGACCGTAGGAACAAAAAAGTTAATCAAAAGAAAGGAATTTGATAAATTCATTGAAGGAAGTATCGAATTGTAGACAACGTAAAGCCCCGTATGGTAGTATGAAACTGTATGGGGCTTTTCTCAAATCGAAAGGAGTGTAATAGAATGGGGAAAGACCTTAAGGGAAAAGAATTAGGCGTTGGTATCAGCCAGCGAAAAGACGGAATGTACACAGGACGATTTACAACAAAATCGGGAAAACGAAAGCAGAAATACTTTCATAAGCTACAGGAATGCAGGGCATGGATGGCAGATGCGCAGTTTGAGGATGAACATGGTGATGTGTTCTTTTCTGACTCTCCAACAGTCGATGCGTGGTTTGACTACTGGATAAATGAAGTAAAGGGAGATAGCATAAGAATTATAACAGAAAGAAACTACAGAAGTATGTGGAGCTTTTCTATTTCTCCAATTATTGGGAATATGGAATTAAAAGACGTAAAGCCGATTCATTGTCAGAAAGTACTAAATATGATGAATGAAGGGCATAAGACATCTACCATTAAGGTGCATAGAGATTTAATGTGGAGTGTTTTTGAATGTGCTGTCGAAAATTATTTAATAGAAAGAAATCCTGTAAGAAGGAATGTGAAAGCAACTGGTGGTAAAAAAACAGAAGCGCGAGAAGCACTAACTGTTGATGAGCAAAAAACTTTCTTAAAAGAATCAGAAAAATCATCATTTTATAATGGATATGCGTTTGTGCTGCAAACCGGGATTCGGGTTGGAGAATTGATTGCGTTAAAGTGGTCTGATGTAGATTTTAAAAATCGAAAAATAAAAATACAGAGAAGTGCATCGGAGGTCGCGAAACAAGGGTTTGTAATCGGAGAACCAAAGACAAAAAGCGGGCATCGGGAGATACCGCTTACAAAAGAAGCTGTCAATATTTTATATAGTCAAAAAGAGAAGAATTCTCAAAACAAAATTATTCCAATCCAGTATGCAGATTATATTTTTCTGAACGGAAATCTAATTCAAAAGTCAGCGTATAATCAAGGAATATATGCTATTTGCAATAGATTGGGAATGAGAAAGTTCTCAATTCACCTGCTAAGGCACACATTCGCTACGAGATGTATAGAAAGTGGTATGCGCCCTAAAACGCTGCAAGCAATCCTAGGTCATAGCAAAATTGAAATGACGATGAATTTGTATGTTCATGTAACGGATGAATCCAAACTGGAGGAAATCGAAGCAATAGAAAAAAACTTAAAATTGGTGTAGAAATTGGTGTAGAAATAAAAAATACATATAGAACACCTTGTTTTATCAATGTTTTTAATAAGTATATACATTTTGGGAATAAATGATATTGAAATTTTTATTCAAAATGAAAATATCTTGCTATAACTTTAAAAACATTGTTAATAACTTTATTTTCAATGGTTTTGAGTAATTCATACAAAAAAGATAAACATTGAATAACTTTTCAAAACAAATGAATAATTTTTAGAAAATTGGTGTAAAATTGGTGTAGTGGTGTAAGATTGGTGTAGAAAAGCCCCATACAAAACAAAAAAATATATGACAGAAAGTTGAGCGAAAGATGACACTTTTGGCTCTTTTTTTATGCGAAAATATAGGTAGAAGGAGGTTGATGGAAATGTTTTCAGATGAAGTCCTAGAGAAAATTTTCAGTCGTGAAGATGTAATGAAGATACCTCTTACTTATCAGTCCGTTATGGTTCGGGCGGTGCAGGAGGTTTTAGAGAAGGAGGGAATCGACTATGCAACCAAATCCTTATCAGAGCATGAACTATAATATCCAGCAAGCATATCCGCAGTATGGGTACAATCCATACTTTCAACAGACGCGGATGCAGCTACCGCAGATAGAACAGGTGCAGCCAGTAAATCAGCTTCAACAGCAGATGCCGCGTGGCGTAAATGGGCGCGTGGTGCAGTCTGTGGAAATGATAACGGCAAATGATGTGCCTATGGATGGTTCGGCGGCGTTCTTTCCGATGCAGGATATGAGTGCAATATTTGCTAAGTCTTGGAACGCTGACGGAACGATTAAAACCGTAACTTTCAAGCCAGTAAATGAGACTGCACATCAAAATTCGGCTCAGATTCAAGAAAATCTAAAATTTGAACTGTCGGATGGTACGGTAGCAGCTTTCATGGATAGATTCGATGAACTGTCGGAGAGATTAGAGCAGTTGGAACTCTCCGTAAATAAAACCGCTTCAAAATCCAGTACACAATCGACCAAAAGAAAGGCGGATGCAGAATGAAGAATTTATTTCAACTCCTTGGCGGTATAAGAAATCCGCAACAATTTTTACAGAGCATGATGAACAATAGTCAAGTGATGGGAAACCCTATGGCGAAAAATGCCATAGACATGATGCAGAAAGGGGATGCCAAAGGCGTAGAGCAGATGGCAAGAAACCTCTGCAAAGAGAAAGGGGTAAACCCCGATGAAATAATGAAACAAATGAAAGATAAGTTTGGAATGTAAGACATATTAGAGGTTGCGCGCAAAAAACCTTGGTGCCTCTTTATGAATAAAAATAATCAATCAAAAGGAGGAATCTAATATGTTCAACTCTACAAACAATACACCTTTTACTATGCCAGTAATGCCGGCAACAGGCGGTTATGGCAATGACGGTGCTTTCAGCGATGGCGGATGGCTGTGGATAATCGTAGTTTTTGCTCTGCTTTTCGGTTGGGGGAATAACGGTTTCGGCGGATTCGGCGGCAACGGTGGCGGCTATGTGGCAACAGCAGCTACACAGGCAGATATCCAGAGAGGATTCGACACACAGTCTATCATCGGAAAACTTGACGGTATCTCCAACGGTATGTGTGATGGGTTCTATGCACAGAACACCACTCTGATGAACGGTTTTCATGGCGTAGATAACGCTATCTGCAATCTTGGCTACCAGACACAGCAGGGGTTCAACACAACCAATGTTGCACTGATGCAGGGTCAGAACGCATTGCAGGCACAGCTTGCCGATTGCTGTTGCCAGAACAGAGAAGCAATCGCTCAGGTAAGATACGATATGGCGCAGGATACTTGTGCATTGCAGAACACGATGAACACAAATACCCGTGACATTATCGACAACCAGAACGCAGGAACAAGAGCAATCCTCGACTACCTGTGCGCTAAGGAAAACGCCGACCTGAGAGATAAGGTTCAGAAGCTGGAACTGGCTGCTTCTCAGTCAGCGCAGAACGCTTATATCGCGGCAAATCAGGACGCGCAGACAGCGGAATTGATTAGAAGAATCAACCCTATGCCTGTACCTGCGTATAACGTTCCTGCCCCTTATCCTTATTCTGGATATGGTAACGGTTGCGGTTGTGGTTGCTGATGGCAGACAACCAAAATAAAGGGTTATCTTATTTAGATATGCTTACTGTCCTGTCTGTGTTTTTGCAGTTTGTGACTTGCCAACAGGTATCGAATGATACGCTGTTGAATGAATTGCATAGGCAGGACAGATATTATCTGGATAAGATAATGAAAGACCAGAAGGAAATACTTAAAATGCTATCTGATATTAAATCAGACTTCGCCCGCAGTGGTTGATACAAAGAGGGTAGGCAGAAGTCTACCCTTAATTTTTTAGGAGGTGTTATTTTATGGCTTGTAAGAACGTATGCCGACTTTGCGATAATTTCATTATATCGCAGTCAGTGAATTTTACAGGCGGAAATCTGATTATAGATTTACCTGCTGGCAGTTATGCAGACTGCCGAAAAGTTTGTATTGTGGTGGCTCAAAAAATCCCCGATACCACTACAATCAATGCTCCTGTTTTTATTACGATTGGCGGTGGGGCTGTGCAGTATCCGCTTATGAAGCGTAATTGCAGACAGGTTGTGGCATCTGGCTTGAGAACAAGAACCAGATACAAAACAGTAGTTGAGACAACGAACAATTCTGGATTTTTCAGAATGATAGGGGAGCCTTGCTGTACGCCAGATAGCAGATTATCTGCTATCAACGGAGAAAGTGCCCCTGCAACAACAGGCGGAGGTGAATAATTTATGCACATTGAGAGAATGCACAAAATGATTGAGTGTCTTTGTGAAAAGGCATGGTCCGAAATGGAAAAAGGTCTGGAATGTGTTGATACCGCCGAAATGGGACAGGTTGTCGATATGATTAAAGACTTAAATGATGCTGAATACAAAGCTGTCATTACAAAGGCTATGCAGAAGGCAGAGAAAGAGGACGAAGAAGAAGATAAGGAAATCCTTAGACGGTTGAAATCCGAATACTACGAGGACGGAGACAGGCGTTTCTACGACCATTACAGATACGCTGACGGTCGATTTGCACCAAAGGGCAGAGGAAACACGCAGAGGATATACAGAACCGCCTTACTACTTCCAGACACCCGATATGTATCACGAATGGGATAGCAAGAGCGACGCAGAGCGTGGCAGAGATTTAGACCGTATGGGTGGCAGAATGTACTATACCGAACCCATGATGAGCGGCTACGATAAAGCGAAACGCCATTACACAGAAAGCAAGGAAATGCACAAGGGCAATTCTCAGGCTGATAAAGAGCAAAAGATGCGCGACCTTGAAGCATACATGAAAGAACTTTCTGGTGATGTGACAGAGATTCTTTCGGATATGACACCAGAAGAACGCACCCTGCTGAAAGCCAAAATGACAACACTGTTGCAGAAAATCGGCTGACATAAAACGGATAGGGGTATTCCCCCTATCTTTTTTAATTGGGGGTGGTAACGAAATGGTATTCGAGATAAACGGTGTAAAATGGAGCGTTATTTCTGTTATGCCGCTCTCTGACTGTCTGCGCCGCTCTGACGGGAGTTTTACAGTTGGCGTGACTGATAACACTACTCACTGCATTTGCCTTTCTAATCGGCTTGTAGGCGGCTTTAAGAGGAAGGTGCTTATACACGAATTATGCCATGCGGTTTGTATGTCCTATAACATACATATCCCATTGGAACAGGAGGAATTTTTATGTGACTTCGTGGCTACTTATGGGGATGAAGTTTTCGATATGGTAGATATGATGGTCGGGGAAATTCGGAAAACGGCATAAAAAAAGGGAGTATACCGAAATTGATATACTCCCGATTTTTGTGTAGCTTAGGATTGCAGCTTTTACGAAAGGGTGTACTGTTATTATACCATTTTGTTGAGGTCAACGCAATGGTTATTTTTTCGTCAGCACCGCAATGTTCCCCTTGCTTGTGATGTTGTAGCCGGTGGCATCCGCCACGTCACGAATTTTGATGTAGTTTATTCCGTTTTTCAGAATACGTTCTGTTTCGTGTTCCTTTCCATCAATGATAATCTTGCACTTCTCTACCACTTCTTCATCCTCCGTTCCGTAGTCGAAAACATCATTTACAAGCAACCAGTGCGTGAATTTATTGCACCGCAGGGGGACTTCTCGCACGCCGTAAGCCGAACCGTCAGCAGCTATGTAGTAGGGGTAGCCGTTCTTCATGCCTGTGTATACCCCGATATGCCCCTGCATCCAGACTAACGCCCCGATGGGTGCTTTTTCGATGGTTGATATCGGATTGACGCTTTTTGCTCGTTCTTTCCATTGGGTACTGCCGAGTTTTACGCCACACGCCCATGAAATCAGACCAGAGCAGTCTACGCAAACCTTGCCTATTTTCTTTCGGTCACTGTTCCATACCATCTTGCCGTATTTGTTTTTCAGATAGTTGTAGTTGGCTTCGGTCATTACAGAGCCTTTCATGCCGTAAACATACGGTGTGCCGATTTTGGAACGGCAAAAAGACACCAATTCTTTTCCTGTCATTTTTTTAGCCATGCAATCATCCTTTCACAATCTCATTGACCGCCTTGTTTTCTTTCAGCATTTTTCGCATTTCCTCCAGTGCTTCATCCACCCACATAGAGAAGGTGTCAAATGATACCGCCATAGCAACCGCAGGGAATCTCTGCACGAATAAATCATAGGTCTGCCGCAGCTTCAGCTTTCCTGTGCCGCTACCCAATTCCGCTTCTGCCTGTGTGACTGCCCACAGTAGCCATTCCTTGACCTTTTCTCTCTGTGCCGCTGTCGGCATTTTCAGAAAACGCCCGATAAATACACCGACCATCCCTGTGACTGCCATCAACGCAACCACCAAATACCAGTTTTCCATTAAGAATGTAATCTTACCCACTTTCTACATCTCCTTTCACTCTTTCAATACAATATCAGCAATACGGATAACGGCTTCAATGCCGTATTTTTCAGCCCATTCACGAATCAACTTGATAACATATTTGTACCTGTTTTCATTTTTCGATTTCCAATAGTAGAAACCGTTTGCAACGCCGCACTCTGTAATTGAAGCAACCGCCACCTGTGCCAGCGGAGATATATCTTTCTCTGTGACGAAAGTACCATATATAACCGCCGCACTCAGGCAGATTGCTACAAAATCAGATATGTAAACAAGTTTCTTGCTCGTTTCCATTTTTCTTGCCATACGATCAACCTACTTTCTCCCAGCCCTGCTGGTATTCCGAGGGCTTCCAAGTATTGTTATCGATGGTCGAGCGATAGCAAACGCCATTCTCCGTGCAACAGTCCCCCTTCGCGTAGGGGCTGGTTGCCAGCGAGATAAAGGGCTTTGCCTTCGCAGGGTCATCACTCCATACAAAACCCCACTGTGCAGGCAATTCCTCGGGTTCGGCGGTGTAAATGGTGCTGTCATATTTCTGTAGCAGCTTTACCACTCTGCCTGCGGTACTCTTGCAGACAAAGCCGACAGGGCGGTTCAGCATATTTTCTTTTTCACAAGCCGTCTGGAAATCTGGGATAAACCTGTCCTCAGCGTTTAATTCCGTTCCTGTCATAGTGTCCGCTTTCTCCTGTACCGCCTGCGCCGCTAACTTTGCCATGTGCTTAATTGTTTCCATCATACCTCATTCACCCCTTCACTGATTGCCGCATTTAATTTCTCTATTGTCACGCTGTCCGCAGTAAGGGCGTTTAACTGCTCCTCAATACGGTCAAGCTGGGAGGGTTTTGGTTCTGGCATGGGTTCGGGTTCGGGCGGTATGTATTCCGAAAATGTACCTGTTTCGGGGTCATAAATCATGCCAAGCGTAACGGTATCGTCACAAGGAATGGCAGTCACAGGATTGCCCGATGGGTCTGGCGGATAGTAGGGTTCTGTTTCTTGGTTTTTCAGAACGTCAATCACTCTGTTCTGTAAAATCATTGCATAAGTTTTCATCTTCTCACCTCACCATTCAATAATAACAATACCGTTTCCACCTGCGGACGCAGTTTTTGATGAAACGGTATTGGTTGCACCGCCGCCACCTCCACCATAACCAGCGTTGGTTGCATGATGTAGTTTTCCGCTAAAATAATAAGCACCATTTCCTCCGTTGCCGAAAGAACCGCCGCCACCTCCACCACTAGTGTAGCCGGCACCATATGCATTCCCAGTACCTCCGCAGCCTCTAACTCCATTTTCTCCGTCTTTTGCATGTCTATTAGAGGAGCCTTTAGCACCTTCTCCTCCAATGCCAGCACCAATATTTCTATCCTCTGTGTTGGGGGTAGCTGCATGTACCTGTGCTACACCTCCGGGCAAAGAAACAAGCGAACCAATAACCGTAGTTCCACCTGATTGACCGCTTGTTGGGCTGGAACTACTCCTGCTTGATTCTCCTGCTGCCCCGCCTAATCCTATAACAATATTTATTTTGCTATTCGGCGTAACTGTATACGGTTCTCTTATGATACACGAACCTCCATTACCGCCTGCACCAGCCTCATCGTCCATTCTAGCACCGCCGCCACCTCCACCGCCACCGCAGGCAGTAACCCAAATCTTTGTCACACCATCGGGAACGGTAAACGTGCCATTTGATGTAAAGGTCTGTGTGCCGTGCGTTTTAATTAGAGTACCTAATACTGAATTAACTGTAGCAATTACCCATGCGCCTACGTCCCAACTCATGATACAACACCTCCAATCCTTGTTACTGAGCTACTAGTATCTATTGTAGTAGTTTTCGTGATTACGTTACCGGAAGGTCCAGTATACTTAGATACTACAGTAGTTAGTGTACTTGAGTTCTTTGTAATTGTTGTAACAGTTTTTCCACCATCACTGTGAGTTATTGTAACTGTAGTTACATTACCAGATGTACTAATAGTAGTATCTTCACTTGAAAACCCCTGCACATTCATGAGGGCTTCTCTGTTTAATGGCGTACCCTCTACGGATGGTTCGTCCGCCATTTCAACCGTTACATATTCGCTTGTCCCGTCCGCATGGGTGATTTTTCTCCGCCCCGCCTGTGTCGGGATTCTATCTAAAAAATCCTTCATAGCAACCGTTCACCTCCGCTGTTTATCGTTCCGCAGTAGATATATTCCTGCTTCATGTTTTCTGTCATTTCCTTGCCAACCGCGGCAACCCGTTCCCAATCGTTGACCTCCTGCCAATCCAGATACAGACTTTCGGGAAACACAGGCAAACCCAAGCTAACCAAAAACAACCGCACCAAAGCGGTATAATTTGCTCGGATACGGTTGATTTCCGAAAGCCAAGGTATATTGACTTCCTGCCAATCAGTGTAGGTTATGCCGTTGAAACTCTCCTTGTAATTTCTGTATGTTCTGGGGATGTAGTATCCTTCATTTTCAAGCCACCGCATCAGCTCCTTATGGTTGCCCTCAATGCGGTTCAAGTCCTGATAGTTCAGTGCGCCCTTATTGTTTTCCTCGTTCGCCTGAGCCGCTCTCGCCGTAACGGTGTCGGATACAGTTCGGTTAAAAATCGGTGTTGTCCAAGCCATTAGCTACCACCCCCAATGATATATTGGCACTCGCCCTTGATTGCGCCGTTATAGGTCAGCTTCTGCTGAACCATAGTAACAGGCGTTTCATTTGCGAAGTTGCTTGTGAAGTTGACAGAATCTCCAACGTCCAGTTCTGGATATCCTCTGTCTGGCGCACTGTAAGTGTTGCGCCGCAGAGTGACCGCCGCTACCCAGTTTGCGTATGCGATAGCGTCCGTCTGGTTGTCAATGAGCGTATTGCTAACGCCGCTCAAATCCTCGCCTACGTCACTGTATTTCTTCCTGTACTCGATTTTATTCTCCGTAAGGCTATTCCCGTTGATAGTGACCGTACCTGTCCCTTTGAGCGTTACAACGGTCTTGTAGGCGTAGAATTTCGCCGTGCCGACCATTGTTAAGCCGCTGCTCAATACAATCTGTTGGTTCGTGTACGCCGAATGGGTGAAGGTGTATTCATGCGCCACGTTGGACGATACCTCAGCCGCATTGACCGCCGCCGTTACCTCCGAGTTGACCTTGATGGAGTTATACTCCACCGACAGGTTGCGAAGGGGCGGTATCTTCGTTGTGGTGGGCGTATCCGTCATTTTGTCGAAGTTGATATCAAATCCTGTCGCGCTGTCATTCTCGCGCAAAATCTGAATATAACCGCCGCGGCTATGGTTCATGATACAACGCCCTGCATTTGCTATCAGCTGCAAGCACTCGTTCACTTTGGAGGATGGCAGGGGATTGTGCGTGTAGATTGTTTTCAACGCATTATCCAGTTCGATTGTATTCTCAAATCCCGCAAATTTCATAACATCTGTCGCAAGGTCGAACAGACTTCTTCCTGCCGCCGAATACACGCCCTCGTCATAAGTCATTGTCAAATGGTCTGCCAGACCCGCACACTTTACGCTGACCTCTGCCACAATTCCAGATTTCGATACATCAAAATCGCCTGTAGAATAAGACAAGCCCCAAGGTATCCACTCGATAGAGCCGTCCGACAATTCATAGCCGTACTGGTAATTGACAGGCTGTCTGCTTTCCAGATATTCCCATAAGCCCGATGGGTTTTCTGGGTCATATCTTCTTTGCGTATCAATCAGCGTAAATTCAAATTCCTGCTTTGGAATCTTAGACGAAAGCAAGTCAATCTCCTTTGTAGAAGAACAACTTGCAATATCATCCGAGCCTAATCGGCTAACCAGACCGTATGTCAAGGAAAGCAATCTCGCCCTGCGGTGCGGTATATTCGAGTTCAGCCAATAGAAGGACAGTTCATTGCATAACGGAATCTGGTCTTCCATTTCCCAATATGTAGTATCAGGCGAGTAGGTTTTATCGAATACAGATACAGAATCTTTCTTTGCCAGAATCCGAAAACTATTCGGGTAATCACCCATGCTGTCATCAAATTGGAAGGTCAGACCGGGAAATTGCACATAATCGCCGAATGAAATTTTCACAAGCGGCTTTGTAGTGTATGCCCCTGCATCACCGCTGATTGTCAATCCTGCATATCCCTGATAGATGGGGTTGCTCTCCGGCGGCAGAGGGTTCTTTCCGTCCAGAATAAATCTGTTTCGCTCCAGCGTCTGATAGGTGGATGGGGCGGTTGTGCCGACATCCACGCTGTCAACATCGCTGTACGGCAAATGACCGTTATCTGTTTGTGTACTCAAGCCGGGTGCGTCTGGGTCTGTCACGCCAAATACAATTCTCACATAAGAAGGATTGCGGAGCGTTTGCTCTGTTTCCTCTTTCCATTTTGCTGTTACTGGATACATAAAACTACCTCCTTACTTCCCTGTATCTATAAGTGAGGCTTTCAGACCTGTAAACATTTTCGGTGTGCCGTTCTCGGACACCCAATATGTAGAAACAGAATAATCTCCCCAATACATTTCCCTTGTGATGAATTTCCCTTCCTTTGGGTCATAGTAGGTTACGTTTCCTATGAAGGTTTCAATCAACTGTAAAATCTTCTGCAATTCCTTTGGATAAATAACCTTCCACTCCAAATTCAATTTTACTTGGCGGCGGTTTATCTTTTGAGCCACCACAACGCCTCTTGCATTTCTGCCGCTGTCAACCAACTGCTGACCTTCATAGTCTTGCACAGAAGGGCAGGTAATTTCTGTGCCGTTATATTTGATTACTGCCACAAAAACCACCTACCTTTGAAATGCACCAAGACCAAAGTTAATGCCTCGTCTTGCGGATACTTTCTGCTGATTGTTATAAATAACGTCTCCATCCAGTTCAATCTTCTGGTTCAGTTCGATTGGCTGGCTGCTGCCGTTCGCCATTGCCTGTGACATAGCCGTCAGAACAGCATTGAAAATTGCACGTTCTATCTGGTCATTGCCGCCAACGGCTGTTTTGCCGCCAATACTTCCGACCAGTTCCGGTCCTGCCTCTCTTGCAATAAACAGTTCGCCAGACCGAGGAAAACCGCCATTCGCAAACATTTCTATATTGAAACGCTGCGCCTGTTGCATATTGTAGCCGCCGACATGACTGTATTTCTTTCCTGTCAGTCCTGCCAGTGAGTTTGCATCCGAAACCATCTGGTTTAGCATCCTTGTGACCTCATCAGATACTTGCTGCAAGGTCTGTCTGATAGCATCAAACGTGTTGTAAATACCGTCATAGGTCTTGTTAAGGTATTCGCTCATGCTTGTCTTGAACGTGTTCCCGAAAACCAGCGACATAGCGTTTATCTGTGTGTAGAAGTTCTGCATTTCAGATGTGATAGCGGCTTTCGTTTCGCTAAATTTTGCACGAGTAATGTCCCATACTTCGTTCCACTGTGAAATGTCTGGTGCTTCAACCGATACAACAGGTGCAAGGCTACCACCGCCAGATACTTTGTCTACGATTTCATCAATAACACTGCCTGCACCTTTGACGGATTCTTCCATACCTTCAACGATACCTGCGCCCAGATAAGCACCGACCTCTCGCTTAAACAGTTTAGAAGGAGAGTGAATTTCCGCCGCGCTCTTTGTACCGCTAAGTATTCCACTTACAACTTCCTTCACGCCAGAAGGCACTAAAGAAAGCAAACCTTTTTTAATGCCCTTCCACATCCACTTGCCGATTTCTTCAATCTTCCGGCCCATGGATGTTACGGCATTGTATACGCCCTGTGGTATTCCTTTAAACAGGTCGATAATCATTTTGATTTTTTCTGGTATTGAAGATGAAATCCAAGTTGAGATATCATTTCCCCATGTAGGGAAGATGGAGGATATTAAAGTTGAAATTGCAGTGCCAATTTTAGATGGCAATTCAGAGAACCAACCAACAATATCACTTATAATCTGCGGTATTGTTTCCGTGAAGAAATTCTTAATTGCAGTCCATTTTTCAGAAATGGTTGTTTTGACGGCTTCCCACAATTCAGAGGTTGCCGTCTTTAATTCATTCCATTTCTCTGGGTAGTAGCTTACAATCTCATCCCATGTTGTTTTGAAGAAATTTTTAATAGAGTCCCATACTTCGACTACTGTTTTCTTAATACCATCCCACAACTTCGCAAGAAACTCTTTTATCTCATCCCAATGCTTTATAGTCATAAAAACGGCTAATATAGCCGCCCCTATGGCAAGCGTCCAAGGACTTAATATAAATCCTGCAATCTTCGGTCCAAGACCAGCAATAGCAGTTCCTATACCAGTAACAATCTCCGAGCCTGCTATCTGTGCTGCGATTGCTTTGGCTATTGAAGCACCCAGACCAGTAAATTTCAATAACGCAACAGCGGCTATGATAGTTGCTTCTATCGGTGCAACATCAAAAAAACCATTCCACGCTTTAATCGCCGCCATTATTGCTTCAAATATCAGTGTTCCGATATTGGACAGAATATCGATAAAGTCAATCCCTTTTATAAATTCCCCTATTTTTTCTCCTATCATTGTCCAATTCGTACCCTGTACGGCTTTTATCAATGTGGTTAAAATACCGTTTATCCATTTATTAGCCGTATCTGCGGCAAGGACAAAATCGAAAGTGGAGAAAAACGTGTTAATTCCAGCCGCTATGGACAGCCCGAAATTAGACCAATCAAATTTAGTGCCGAATGAATCAAGGAAATGCAATGCGGTGTTCAATGCGCCTGCTATTGTTGCCCCTAAAACAGAAAATGTATCGGGCGATATTAAGCCATTTAAGAATGTTGCCAAGCCAGTCCCGAATTTGTCTGCCTTTTCATATATTGCATCCCAGTCAATACTGCCGAGTGCATCTTGTATCTTCTGACCTAAATCAGCACCAAGGCTGTAAAAGTCTCCTGTTTTAAACGCTTCTTTTATTCTGTCAGCAAGACCTTTTATCTTGGAATCAATCTCGACAGTTTCAAACATATCGGTGGGGAGAAGGTCTCCTGCACCGCCGCCTGCACCGCCATCCGCACCGCCGCTATCGTTCTGCTTAGTGTCTATGATGTGCAATTCATCAAATCCGAGCGTATAGTCCTGCATTTCCTTTAATGCCTTAGCCGCTTTTCCTGCGCCGCCTGCCGTTTTTTGCAGACTCTTTGCGTAGTCCATCTGCACTTTTTTAGCCTGCACCGCATATCCTTTGCCTGTCAGTGCCGCAATGAATTGTCCCAACATATTGATTGCCTTCGCAAGCCAACTAATGAAAGTAGCAAGGTAGGGCGCGACAACAGAAAGAATAGGCTCAAACGCCGCCGCAAATGCGTTTCTCAACTGCATTAAAGCGGACATCATAGAGGAAATATTGGCGTTTACCGATTGGCTGTACTGCGCTAAACTCTGCATACCCTCTACAAATGCAGATTTTATGGTAGCAATCAGCTGAAATACAGTGGAGTACAGTACAGACATACCAACCATTTTAGGCAAAGAAAAACTATTGCGACCGCCAGAGCGACCAAAAAGCCCACCGGATGAACGACCACGAGATTTATTTGAGCGTTTCCTTTGTCCTTCTCGTTGCGTTTTTTTGCCCTGATTTTCCTGCAACCCCTCTTGAATATTTGGTATTTTATAGCGCGCAAGCGCAATAGTATCTTTGAGATTAAGATTTGCTATTTTTGATTTTTGGCTTATTCTCTCCAACTGCTTTTCAAGCGGTTTCATCTGTTTGGCGTTTCCACCGGCAGACTTTAATTCTTCTATGGTTTCGGTCAGAACTCTAACCGTATTTTCCATATTTTTAAATTCTCGTTCTGCCTTTTCGACTTCTGGAAACTTAATTTCACTAAGTCCGAGTTTTTCTAAGTCAACTCTAAATCCATTGATAAGGCTTTTTGATTCCTCTATGGTTTCAGCGAATTTCCCATTATCAATATCCAGAACGCCTGTCATGCCAAGATTTTTTGAAATCTCCTTTTCTATTCCAGAAAATCTGTCTGTTTTTGCGGCGTTTTCAGAAACGCGTCCCATTGCGGCGGCAAGCTGCCCTGCAACGGAAACAGCTCTGCTTGTTTCGCTCGTTAAATCAGACATGGATTTTGCGGCATCCTGTATCGGCTCACCGTTAATCTGCTTGCCCATATCGAAAACAGGGATGTCCTTCAAATGACTATAATCTTCAACAGGTGCAGATTCTTTTTTTGACTTTTTTGTGAGTTGTCCGAGATTCACGCCTTTTAACGCAATACCGATTTCCTTTGCGCTTTTTGCGGCTTTTGAAAAGTTGTGTGCTATGATTCTTGCTTGTTTCGCAAATTCTTTTATGCCGTTAATCTCTATTTCTGGCGTTTTAATGCTCTCCAAAGCAGATTTAATTTCACGAATTTGTTTTGTGGAATCTCCTGTTTTCCCGATACCCTCAATAGTTTTGCTCAACTTTTTGACAGACTTTTCCGCATCGGCGGCATCCGCAACAATCTTTATCTCAAGTTTATCTATTTCACTCATTGTCCATTTCCACCACCTTCCCATAGCGTTAAATAGGTGGTAATAGACTTAACCATTACCACCTAAATACTATTTCGGACTTTCTGGCAAACCAGATTCACGAAGTGCCATTATCCTTTTTTTCATTTCAAAAACCGCAATCTCTTCATTTGATTCAGTATTCCGTTTTTCTTCGCTAACAGAAAGGATGGGTTCTTTGATATACTCATTTTTCGCCTTATTCCCTGCCAAATTTTTCTCTACACCGACAATTACAGCAGAAAGCATATACTGACCGTTTATCCAATTCAGGTAATCTTCGTTTCTGACACGTTGGTTGTACCCCTCTGCAATCGCAGACAATATCCTTGGATTCATTCTCCAAAATTCATCCCACGAAACCCCGATAGCGTATGCCTGTGGAAACCATTCAGCAGTCAAAAATTCACGAAACGACTTGTATTTTTTTCTTATTCCGCTTCTCTCTGATTTTCCGCAGTTTCCGCTTCCGCTGTCTTGTTGGCAGCCCGAAAAAAATCAGACTGTTCCATAGCGTTAGACATGGCTTCTGCCATTTCTTCAAAACTTCCTCCGGAAACAATGTGTTTCTGCATTTCTTCCCCAGCTGCATTTCTTCCAATGCCGGCACAGATGCCGAAATACGCTCTCATCATAGACATGGGTTTATCCTGCATGACCTCAAGAGAAACACCCTCGTCCTCCAAGTCACAAACAAGGTTAAAATCAAATTCTTTTGCCTTATACACTTTTTTGTTAATGGTAAAGTTTTTCATTTGCATAACTCCTTTTCTCTTAATTTACTGTATTTCGGCTATGGACTTATCATAGTCAGCCATGTTAGCCGATTCCATATTCAATGACTGACTTAAGATTTTTTTGACAGTGTAATTGTAGTTGGATAGCCATTCTCATCCTCTGTTACCGCAACATCATAATCATTCTCAATCCACTTAGGAACTGTTTTCACAGCTACGGTTGCAGTTCCTGTCAAATGGTCATCTGTTGCTTCATCAGGAGCGAAAGATTCCTGACCGATAAAAGCGCAGATTCCTTCTGAACCCTTGCCATCTGTCCCATATAAGATACAAAAATCCAGTTCCTTTCCCTCGTTTGAAACCATGTCATCTTTGTATTTCTTTTCAAATGCGCCAGAAATCTCCATTGAGCCAGCCGCACGTCTTCCCATTTCCTGTGTTTCTACAAGGTCTTCCAGTGTAGATGTATCCACCATGTTCTGAGAACCAAATGGGCTTGGAATAGCTTTCGCCCTCAACAGAAGTTTATAAGTGCCTGCCCAGTAAGAACCTTCTGTTTGACTTGATGTTTTTTCTCTATAAATAATTCTGGATTTCAAACCTGTTGCCATATTTCATTCCTCCTTTTTTGCACAAAAAAAATAAAGCCCTAAATGGCTTTATCACATTAAACTGTCATTTGCTCCGATTACTCTTTGGAATCTTGCGGTACTTCTGTATGTATCCCCCTCATTAAATTCCGGAAGGGCAATAACCTTGAACCGCATTTCTTTGAATACGTCTGCTACAACAGACATTATTCTGCCTACATCCGATTGGCTTGTGTTTGTGAATATATCCACTTGGAATGTTTCCAAGGTTGCGTTGATGGAAAGTCCCTCAAGGTCTGCTCCACGTTCCGCCGCCGCCATACGATGAATATAGACGGTAGGGAAGATGGCATCACTTAATTTCTTTCCGTTGCTTGTGAAGTATACAGTTGGAAATTTCGATTCCAATTTTGGCTTAGCTTTCGTTTTTACGATTGAAAATACAACCGTTCCAATGTCATAAGCCCATGAATTATCACTCAACCGAACACCTCCTTTGCAACTTCCGCAATCTTTTCTGCTAATTCTATGGAAGTTTCATACATAAACGGGCGAGAGGGCATACCCTTTGTCCAGTGCCATTCGCCGTCACGAAAGTAAAACCATCCTTTTTCTCCATGATTATTTACGTCATACTTCCAACCAACAATGCCAATATCGGGATGCGGATTTTCCTTCCCGACAACGGCTGTACCGAATTCAATAAATTTTGCCCAAACGCATCCAGTGTACACAATCCACGTTGCACCTTTTTTAATAACCGTCCCTTGCTCATAATTGATACTGCTAAGAAGTTCTCCTGTATAAACAGCATCGTATTGAGCAACCTTCATTTTGGCGGTCTGTACGCCGATTTGAGCGAGTTTTTTCGCAAACTCGTTACATTTATCGGTCAAACTATATGCGTAGTTCTCAACCTCTTTTACGGCGTTCTGGATGGACTTATTGGACATGATATTGATTGATATTTTCTTAGGCATAGAACCACCTACAAAATTTCAAGTTCTTGGAATACTTTTAATATTTTTGGCGATTGTATTGCAATCCAGTCAACCATTTCCTCGTTCTCAGCCCATGCGCCATAAATTCCATGTGTATTGGAAGATAAACCACTTTCAAAAAGAAAGGCATGGACTATCTCATGCCTAAGTTTCCTTTTATTTAAGTTGATTTTCCCATCTTCCGTTAGGTATTTTTCTTTTGGATTTAACACATAAATCAATTTGTCATAGAAATTGCACAGAGCGTCCGTTGATTCCTCAAAATCAGAAAATCGTTCTGGATATTCATCCACAAACATAATTGAATATTCCTCTCCGAGAATATTTACTGTTTTGTTTTCCATACTGCACCTACTTTACATTCTTTTGCAAAAGAAACAAATCAACCGTCAGACCTTCATCCGCAACGCCCTTGACAATGTAATCGCAGCTTGTCTTATCGACCATTGCCGCTTTATACTGCACCGCTGATTTCTTCCACACCAAATCCCCGACAGACAAAGGAAGTTTTCCCTTGTCATCGACTATCTGAACGAAATTTGTTGAATTATCAACACCAAACTCCTTAATAAGAGATTCGCTCAATTTGTTGCTGATTGAAGAATAGAAGGGAACTGGTACATCGTATCCCATTGTGTATTCCCCTGTTTCTATCGGTACGTTGTTTCCGTCCACAGTGATGTATTTCAAATTGCCATCCTCGTCCGTATCATAGACAGGGACTTGACCGATTTGCTTTGCGTAGAACATCTTTTGTCTGTTAATATCGAGCATTTGAAAACCACCTACTCATGATTCATTCGTTCCTCAAGAGTATCAAGCCTATGATGTGCAGATTTAAGGCTCTGCTCCAACTTGATAATCTTATCATTGTGCTTATTGATTTCTTCTCTCATTGTGGATATTTCCGACTTTATTTCCTGTGTTGTTCCTGCGATAGCATCCAGTTTCATATTGATTCTGGTGTTATCCTTCACACGTTCCTCAATATCCTTTGTATCTGTATGCTTGCTACTTTTCAACCCAAAAAAGACGGAAAATGCCAAAGATACTATGCTTATGATATACGCTATTTCGACTTGCATTTCTGTACCGCCTTTCTGCTTAATAATTGTGCATTAGCCCACCGCCACATAGTTAAATGCACCCCTGCTGCCGTTTCGTTAAGAAATAGAAATTTATCGAATTTAATTGAAAATTAAGCGGAAAATTTAATTAAATTTCATTTATTTTCGATTAAACTTTCATTATTCTATAGAATTATTGAAACTATACTTTGCACTTTGAAACAGCAACGCACCAAAAACGACTAAAGGGGTCGATACCAACCCCTTTAAAGAACCTTTACAAACGGGTATACGCCAAAGAACAAATCCTCTCGATTCTTCCAAGAACGGCTCACTCCGTTTTCAGAATAGCTTGCCATGTAAGCCTCTCCCGCTTGCGAGCGGTCATACACTGCCAAGTCAACGATATTGTTTTCAAATCTCTCTAAGTCAGACAAAATATCTCTTTCGGAGTATGTTTCTGGATACATACGCCTTGCGATAATCTCCTTTTTTGCCTGCTCTATCAGCTGATTTAAGAGTGGATTTTCTTCCTTTTGGTCGAATACCACAGTATCATCATCCTCAACGTGAAACTGCCGCAGTCTGATTTTTACTTGCTCCAAAATGCTGTAATCAGCCATAAGCAATCACTCCCCTTAAATTCCAAACGCAGACAAGATATACTGTTTCAGTTCTGTACCGTTCATTTCAGTTGCGCCACCAATGCCAACCTTCAACGCCAACTGTCGCAGTTCATCGACAGGCATGCGCGCGATTTCGCTTTTTGTATAGGCTTTCTTGCCATTAGAATCTGGAACTTCCTCGAAAGGCTCATACCAGATGCCGTTATGTTTTACTTTGTGGTCGAATTTCATTTAACCGACCTCCTTTTTAGTAGCATTTAATAACATAGGTGCTGTCCATTCTCTCATAAGATGGCAGTACAATTTCGGATACGGTTGTCTTTGTCTGCACAGGGTCATTAGAAACCGTTACCGCAACTGCAACACCTGTATTGACAATGGATACATCCGCATCTTTGCTGCCCATCAGCGTTCTTTCTTCTGGTGTAGTACCGTACCATGTGTTACCCAGTGCGCCGTTAGGAATCAGTGTCGCGAAACCATCTGGATAGAATTTGGCGGCAGTACCATCCTCTTTTTTGTACTGCTTGGAATAAACAACAACGTTAATTCCAAGTTCGTTAGAAAATATTTCTTTCACACGATTATCATCCATGAAGATATTTGCTGTTGCGTTCTGTGCCAAAATTGCGGATTTGATTTGCTTATTCTGCTTCAGATAGCCCATGGTCTGTCTGGAAACAATCATAGCAGAAGGTCTTTCTCCCGTTTTGGCTTCTACGGAATCCATTGCTTTCGCAATATCTCCCATAGGGTCAGAATTTTCAACGTCAGACCATTTATCAGTTGTTCCGCTCAACTCTGCAAAGTTGTTTGTTTTGTAATCGCCGTTAGGGTCGTAGTTGTATGCGTATGTAGTACCGTTTGCCTCAATAGAAATCTTAGGAGAACCATCAGCAGGGGAGAGCAACTGCATAATCATTCTTTCGGGTACAACCTTTGCACCTTCAATCAAATCATTTACATCGTCAAAAACTCTGTTCAATATCTCCTGCACATAGGGGTCTGTTGACTCCTGAACACGCAACATTTCCTGCTCGTTAGTTTCTTTGACAATTCTGGATTCACGGAAGAACGCCATTTCTGTCTCTGTCATCTTAAAGCCTTCCCTACTTCTGATTGTAGAGTTTGCATCAAAATTGGAAGGGGACAAGGAAACAGGCAGTCCTTTAGATGTTTTAACCCATTTCAAATCCAGTCCCATTTTCTTTTTTGCAGGGAACAGACCTTCACCAAGATAGGGGATTCTGTTACTCGCCACTTCTGTCTGCACCAAGGCAATCGCCTTTGCGTTATATACATCTCTAATGTTCATTACTTTACACCTCCTTATTCAAATACAATCATCGGCAGTGCTGTCTTTACCGCTTCTGCAATCGTAATGCCTGCATTTGCATTTGCGTTTTTTTCATTTACGCAAGCAAAAGCCTTTATGATGGTTCCGTTAGGGTTAGAATCGTACACGTCATAAAGCAGAATGCCTGCCGCCGCCGAATCACCGCTTCCACCATTTACCTTTTTCCCCTCTGCGGAAATAGGATTCCCAGCCTTACAAACGCCTTCTGTAAATGCGGAATCATCCAGTTTTATAGGAACGAACAATTCGCCGCCAAGTTTTCTTTTCAGAATTTCTTTCTGTGTAGTTACATTTGTTTCAGTGAATTTCATTTTCATACCTCCTTACATATAACTTTTCAAGACAGACTCAGCCGTTTTATTTGCATCAGACCATTTACTTCCGATTTCCTTTGCGATTTTTTCAGCATCCGTCTGTGTTTCGCCGCCACCATTACTTCCGTTAGGGTTAGGGGAATTGTTTGCAATCTCATTCTCTTTCGCTTTGGCAGCAGCCGTTTCTTTATCAGAGATAATCTGTCCGAGAACATCATAATCGAAAGAGCCGTCATCTTTTACAATCTGCGCCGCCTGTTCAGCAGTTACTTTGAATTTCGCAGCCGCAGTGCTTCTCTGCGTAGCCAATGTCTGTGCCTTCTCAAGTTCTGCGATTCTTGCATTTGCTGTTTCCAACGCTTTATTGGCTTTTTCAGTTTCAGACAAACCGTTTGATTCCAATTCGTCAATCTTTGCCTGTAATTCGTCTGCCTTATCGGCTTTTTCTTTGTACTGTGCGATTTTGTTTTTTTCGTTCAACACTTCCTTGTTACTTTGATTCAGCAAATTGGTAATCTGCTCATCAGTTGCCTCTGGGAAAAGTTTCAGCACATCTTCTCGTTTCATGGTTATTACCTCCTGTTCTTTTACTCACGCTTTTGTTACCGCAGGTCGCACCTGCTGAGTTTGCTATTTACCGCATAGCTGCTTAATTTTTATAAACAAAAAACAGCCCCTAAGGACTGTTTAAGTTTTCGTGTATTTCAGACTACATCTGCAATTTACAATTTCTTCCGCACTGGCCCCTAAAGAGTAGTCACGAGGGAAGGACATTTCAGATGCACCTATTTGAAAAGAATCGAATATCCCGACTTTATATCCGTTTGCTTCTGCGTGCGTATGCCGCACCTTATCATCATTCATGGTTATCCATGTTTTGTATTTATAACCTTGCTTAACCATTCTGGTGTATTCTCGGTAGTTGCCAATGGTATTCGCTTCATTTGCCGCAATATTCATGGCACGCTCAACAGATGTAAAGTAGGGCGTATCCTTATTTTCGATCGTTGTTCGGATAATATCTTCTGTGATTTTCTCCGAGTATTCTTTTATGTATGCTGGTGGTTCTCTGACCTTTAGAAACTTCAACGCCGCCTTTTCGTATTCTGCCGAAATACCTTGAATGAAATCTCCTTCGCTTTCTCCTTGTTCCAAAAAAGCATAAAAAAAAGAAATAAAAATCGGCTCAAGTTCTTTCGCTAACTCAAGCCGTTCTTTCTTTTCTTCGTCGGATATTTCCATTTCTCCGAAATAGGTTTCATATACAATTTTCTCTGTATGAAATTCGTCATTCGGGACTCTTGACATGAAACCACCTCTTTTTTATTCTTCTGCAACCGTTTGAGACTGTTTTGCAATCTCCGCCGCCTTTCGTTCCTGTTCTTCCTTTTCTTCCGCTGTCTGCCACAAAGCATCCATATAAGGCTTTGAAAGAAGGAAGGTTTTTTCGGAATCTCCCCATAATCCAACAGTCTTAACTGCGATAAGAGGGTGTATTCCTGCCTGCAAAAGCTGATAGAGTGTCTGCGATTTTGTGTACATATTGTCCTGCGGACTATGATTTATCTGCACATCAAAATCCCTTGTAGTAATGCCTAAATCCTCATGCTTAATACGAATGATATTTAGCACGATTTTTGCAAGGCGTTTCTCCGCCGCTTTTACAATGGGGTCTTTCAGCTTTGCTCTCGTCTTTGAGAAATCCCAACCGTTACGAAGTTGCACCGCCCCTTGCGTATCTCCACCAGAGTTGTTGTTGTTTTTATTCGGTATTGCAAGGATGGAAAGAGCATTGTCCCATAGGTCATCCTTTGCAACCTGTGATTCCGTCTGGTTCAACTCCTGTGTCATGATATCGACATCAGCTTTGTTTTCGCCGTTATTTGATTTAACAACCAACGCACCCTGCATTTTCATTTTCCCAAATTCTTCCGAATCGATATCGCAGTTTACAAATTTTATCCACGATTGCACAAACTGTTCAATGGAATCCATGCGGTTTGACTGCATATTGTTAATGGAATCCAGAATGTCAATGACAAGTTCAATATCAGATAACCGCTCATGGTTATTAGGGTATTCCACAATCGGTATACCGCCAAAAGCATGAAGTCTCCAATCTGTAACGGAAGAATCATGTACTTCACAGGAATGTGTCTCCGTAAAGCACCTCTTATACAGTTTTCCGTTCCTATCCTTCGATTCCTGCACCGCCAAAATCGGTTCTTCTGTGTTTGCGTTATAAATCACAAATGTGTTCAGCGGAGTAGGGGATACAATACGAAATTTAATATCGCCATCTGAAAATTGAACCGCTTTAAACGATGTACCTGTTGCGGACTGCCATTCTCCAGACTTAATATCCTTTGACTGTTTATCAACATCCACCATGTAATCATTCAGAATGTCTACAGCTTTGTTTATCCGCTCATCATCCTTGCGGCTAACAAATTGCACAGGCTCACCGTATGTTTGCCCGACCTTGAACTGTACGATTTCATATGCGTGGTTTTCAACAACCTTATTCACGATATCGTCTCTAACAACCTTTTTTCGATAACGTATCGACTGGTCTCCCTTGTAGTAATTCCAAAGGTATTCGATAACGGTTTTATTGAAATTGAAAACTCCGATACACTTTCCGATTACAGAAACGATATTTTCTGGCGTTATTTTCTCCACGTTTGTGTATGCAATTTTTCTGCCGTAATTCCCACGAACAATCTCTTGGAGTGTCATTCTATTACTCATGCGGCACCTCCCGATAAAAAACAAAACAAAAAACACCGACAAGAATCGGTGTTCGTCTGCTTGCATATTTCTTTATTCTAAATATACCACACTTTTTCGGGACATTTAGGACAACTTTCTAATTTTCGAGAAAACGATAAAACATTTTCTTTACACTATCCTCAGTATTGCCTCCAACCCTTCTTGCAACATCAGCCCAAGAAAGACCATCAATAAATCTAAGACGGATAATTCGCCTCATGTGGCTATCGTTTATATCCGCTATAAACGCTTCAACTTTGTTTATCGTTTCCAACAACTCTAATTCAAGTTCGCATAATGTCGCTTTCCTTGAATAAAGCAACGCTTTTTTTCTGTTATATTCTGGATAGGGGAAGCCCTCAATGACAAATGTTTCCAATCCGCCAACACCGCCAGATACTTTATCAAGAACGGTTCCTTCCTGCTCAATTTTTATAATCTGCAGCTCAAGAATCGATATCTTTTCTCTTACCTCGGCACATTCTTGTTGAAGGTCTGTGTATTGCTTTAGAATTTCCTTTGTCAATAATATACGCCCCCTCTAAACGGATTTATGGTTGCCTCTACCTTCGCAATCCTATTTCCCTTTGTGATTCTTACCGCAAAGTTTGAAAAAACGTCTGGAACGTCATCAAACTGTTTCTTGCTACTTACAGAATATCGTTTCAAAAGTGACATCATTACTCCGTAAGGCTCTTTCGGGGAATACATGGATTCATCCTTGAAAATAACGTGCTGCAATATCCAGTTGGAACACTGGAAAATCCTTGCCTCTTTGTTTGTCTCTGTCGGCGTATCTGTAATATTGCAAATCCAACCCTTAGCCTCTACACGTTTATTCACTTCCATAGCAACCCTGTCTCCGCCTGCGTTTCGCTCAAATTCGCACTCCTGTACTCCATTATTGACAATAGCATTTGCGGCGTTTTCATACTGCATTTCATAGTCCGCCGTATTATCGCATACGCAGTCAACACAGTAATAGTTATCTCCGTATTTTTGCAGGATTGGCAGAACAAAATAGTCTGTTCCTTTTCCCTTCGTGTCGCACTGTGCAGTAATAATTTCCGGCTCTCCATGTGGGAGATTTAGGTATCTTCGTATCTTATCTTCAGGGAAAACAAATCCCTCACGTTCGATAGGCTCCTGCTTATACAGACATCGGTAGGAAATATCGTCCATCAAAAGTTGTTGGTCTTCAAAAAATTCTTTTGTAAACCCAGAAAATTCATAATCGAAATTACTTTCTTGCGTAATCGGGTCAATATCTGGTACTGCTATGGTTTTAACCCTCGGATTTCCTTCATACATATTTTGAATACGCCCGATAACATCATGCACAGACCATCGTGTAGCAATATGTATTTCCTTGCAGTTTTTGCCTTCGGAATCCTGTATTTTCCTCTGTCTCGCATCAACTGCGTATTTATTCCACAGCTTATCAAGTATCATAGGGTTCATAGCTTCCTCGATACCGCCTATCATATCATCCACAAACAGAAATTTAGATGCCCTTACTTTACCGGCATTTTTGCTGCCTACGGATGTGCATTGAACAGAAGGGAACGGCTTATATTTCCCGACATTAAACTGCTCTGTTTTTGCATTTGTACTGGTAACGTGTAGGTTAGGAAATATCTCGTTCCATGCGTAATCGTCTATGTTCGTGACAATATCGTACACACCATCGTAGTACATCCTCGTAATATCCCCACTATGAGAATAAAAGAGGTTAAAGTCTTTCGGAAACCAACCAATGACCGCAGCGTTGAAGAATTTCTCGATTGTCGTTTTCCCTGCCCCAGGAATTAGGCTGACACACAGAATATCGTACTTATCATCAATCATCCCTTGTAGCGCATCCATTAGCCCGATTTTCAAAAATTGTTTTCTTCTCGGCATATAAAATCGTTCTTTCGGCTCTCTTTTGTGTTCGATATAACGAAAGAAACTATCGACAACCTTATTCTGCGCTTCTATCAGTAAGACGGAATAAAATTTCTCTATAATTTCATAGCTTACTTTTTCTTTGAAGGCGTATTTTTCTAAATCCCAAATTGTTCCTCCAGAAGTATCAATGCAAAAGGTTTCAATGATTTCCTTGCACCTTTTTGATATTTTAAGACCGTACTCAATATCCTTCTCATTCGTAACAGCGGTTTTGATAGCTTCGCAATACGCATCAATAACCTGTTCATTGATTCCGTTATTCGATATGTATTTCTCGTAGTCCTGTACGGCACTTATCAACTCAAAACTTGCCATTAAAAAAGCACCTCCGCTCAAATAAGCAAAGGTGCAAAAATCCTTTGCCCTCAGATGTTTAGGGTTAGCGGCTAACTTCCAAATCGTTAGTCGGTAATTGTTTTTAGTTTATGTCTGCAATGGTTTCCACAAAGCAGTTGTAATAAATATATCTTTTCCCATCAAAATCAAATTTAACATAACCGCCGTTGTTTGTATCAATATCGATTTTCCCTTCATAATTTGCTATTTTCTTTCCATCTGCTGTATACACAGTAATGGTTCTCTGCAACCCTCCCGATATGTCACTTTTAATGTTTACAACTGTTCTGTCAATGGTTGAACAACCAGTTGCTCCAATTATTGTGCAAACCAAAATACAAGCGATTGCGAACAGACTAATAATTCTTTTTTTCATGTGCATCACACTCTCCTTCCTTGACGCAGTCAGTAGGAATCGAACCTACACATCATTTTGACGGACGGATTAGCAATCCGCTGCGATACCATTACGCCATGACTGCAAATTATCTCACATACCTTTCTTTCCTTCTCCACGCCTCATCATTGTACTTCTCAAGCCATTTACACCGTTTAGCAATACATTTATGCTTGTAAGCAAGCTCCTTGTTCAACGCACCAGTATGAGCCTTGCAGTGGCAATATCCGATTGCGTTCCCTATGTATTTACCTGTTATTGATTTCTCTCTCATAGGCAAAATCCTTGCATAATACCAGTTTTGCGACTTTAACACATTCTTTTCGGTTATCAGTATCGGTGCATTTACCGTCTTTGTTGTATCTGCAAGTTTTTAAATCGCAATCACTCATTTTCGCAACTCCTCTTTGAATTTGAGAAATTTCTCCAACTGTTCTTGGTCTTTTTCAGTCCCGAACAGTGTATCAGGGAATGGCTCGCCTTTTATGTACATGTTGAAATATTTAGAGGCAGTAGGCACGCTGATTCCTATATGTCTTGCTGCTGCGGAAAGTGTCATCCGTCCGCTACAGAACGCTTCAAATGCTTCAAAGAATTTTCTCTTGCTTATGGTTTTTACGCCTTTCGCCATTGCAAACACCGCCTTTCGTTTTCAATCAAATAATCGGGATAACTTGTGCGTTTCCGATAGGCAGAAAGGGGTACATCCAATCTGCCATCGGCATTTTTTTAATTCAAGTGGGATTTACGCAACCAACACTCTATTCTGGTGCGACCAGACCTCTTAGATGGGTGTGGATTTGCACCACACATGAACCGCATTCCTATCAGCGTCCTCCGTACGATATTGTACCCGACCACTATCAGTTCTTAGATATAAGCGTTTACCTATTCCGCCACCATCTACCATAATTCAAAATTGAATTATCCTACGCCTACTCGCAGGCTAATAACCCGAGGTAGGCCCGCTTTATCGCAGACCTAAAAGACTGCTTTCGGCGCACGCATTTTTACAACGATTTTAACCAATAAGGTTTCGTGCAAGGTTTTCATCGTGAACCTAAGCGCCAACAGAGGGATTTGAACCCCCATGTCGGATTCTAACCGACACAATGGTTTTCAAGACCACGCCGTTATAACCGTTTCGGTATGTTGGCAAATCCCTGATTTTTCAGTTTTGAGTTTAATGTCAGTCACGAAACCAGAAAAACGGACTGACAGGGGTTTGTCGATTTTTGAAGGGTAGGTTTTATATACGGTCAGTCAGCAGAATCAATGATTGCGATAAACCACGATACCGAAAGACCGCAAATGGATTCTCTCGGACTTGAACCGAGGACCGTCCGGTTATGAGCCGGATGCTCTGACCAACTGAGCTAAGAATCCAGAGTGGGGCGTGATGCCGTTAAAACGCCCCAAATATGAAGTTGGTGTTTGGTCTTGTTGCCAGTCCCCATCGGCATACAAGCCAAAAACCCACCGAGCCGTGCGATGGCTCTTAACAGGATTCCCCTAGTGGGTGAAAGGTTGTGTTATCCATCGGGAAAAATGTCCAAAAACCCGATGAAAAGCACCAGACGGGAATCGAACCCGTTTCCGCAGTTTGGAAAACTTCTGTTCTGCCATTAAACTACTGGTGCATATATAAGACCCTGCGTCCGAAAATCAGCGTCTATAGCCGCCTTGTTTCTTGCCATAATCGCCGTACAGTCATGAACTAAACCGCTCAAAGGCAAGCGCAACAAACAGGGTACATATCAGAGTTTAATATCTCGGCATATAGAAAAAGTCACCACAATTCGGAATGTCTTTCCTTATGACAAGGCATAATTTTTGGAATATTTCATAAGACCGCTCTGTTTTCGTATAGCGACCAAGTAGTATTCGCTCCCTATCTTTTTCTGCAATGATTTCTTTCCCGTGTCTAAAAATATCTATTCTATGAAATTTATCCTTGCCAACAGAATGCTTTCTATCTTGACTAATAATCGTTATCATCATGCTCACTCCTTTGGCATATAAAAAACTGTACTGCCAGAGAAGGGGAGTTCTTCATACAGAGCGTGAATCTCTGCAAGCACTTCCATTGCTCGATCTTCGTTCCTATATTCTCCGAGAACAATAGACTTGAGTGTTATATCGTTAAGGATGGCCTTGACATAATTTTTAACTACTAACAGTGATACTCCACTTTCATCAATGGAAGCTGTTCTATCTTGGCTTAAAATTCTCATTCTGTTCACTCCTTCGGTTCAAAATAATCGCAGCCATAATCATATTCCGTGTAATCAGTGTAATATTCACTATCCTCGTTATTGCAAGTAAAAAGCAGCTCATGGTCTATACTGGCATATTTGCACTTACCGCAACATTCTTTTTCATCGTACATATGTAACACCGCCTACTTGCTCTTTCAAAGTGTAATCTTCGCAGTTATTATTGAGTCTGCAATAATAGCCTTTACAAACTACGTTTCCGTAGTCCTCAACAATGAAATATTCGCAGTCAGTACAGGTTACATTTGGATGATACTTTGGTCTTGTAGGAGATTTTAATTCCTCAATCTCCTTTTTCAGATTTTCGATTGTACGGTCTCGCACATCGACATCGAATTCTAAATCCTTAATTCTTCTAAATGGGTTCCAAAACATTTTTGTCACTCCTTTGTGCAGATGGGGGCTTTTTGTTTTTGAGGATATTTGTGGGACTAAGTAGAGGCTTTTTCTACTCCTATCCAGACCCCCACCCCCGTCCATTCTCAACGGCGGAATCATCCAAGCCGCAACAACCGCTGTTCATCCGCATTGGCTATAATTTTCTGTATTTATTCGCAAAATGATAGTTATGCGAATAGTTTTAAATCAATATATTGTGTCAAGCATTTATTTTCAACTAGATATTGATTTATTCGTTTCCGCTGTCCGTCAATCTGTCTGCATCTTGTGCAATTTCAACAGTTTTAACCTCGTTCAGTCTTGGAAGTTCGGCAGCTGATAGGGCGGTGCGATGTCTGTTAGCATCTGGCGCATATGGGCTGTTCCAACCATAAAAGTGATTTAGGATTGCGATAACGCCTACAGGGTTCTGCTTTCCTGTGGCTAGTTTGCCCGATAAACTCTCAAGCCTTACATCTACCAGCTTTTTGTAGATTTTGAAAGCTTTATCACTTAGTTTTTTATTACCATTTCCCCATTCTTTTATTGCATCTCTACTTATCCCTGTTAAAAAACTAAAACCATTGATAGATACTTCTTTGTCATTCATCAGGGATATATATATATATATATCGCAGATATGGTCTACAAGCTCATAGTCATAGGCATTACAATTACTCATTGCTCCTATACCATTCTTGAATAAAATACTAGATTTTAACTGTTTTGTGTCTGGGAATACATTTTTTTTAATATACATTAGGGCAGCATTCCAGACGCTCTGGGATTCCTTGGACATGTCCGAAATTCCCTTTTCGGCACAAAACGAATCTAGACACGCCTCGATTTCTGAATCATAAATTTTATTTTCCATGCTCCGCGCCTCCTTCCTCGTTCCTGCTGCGGTAAATTAAAAAAGCCACAGAAAAAGATTTTAATCTCGTCCTGTGGCGTGTTGGTATCTCTGTAAAAAATTGGGGTGCCGTCCTTGCCGTTCAGGTCATCCAGGGCAACGGCGTTAGCTGGATGCCTTTTAAATTCAATTTTCTTTCTTGTGGGATATGATACAAAAATTTAATCATATTGTCAATAGGGAATTTTGTTTTTATGATTTAATTGGTTTCTGTATTTGTTTTAAGATTTAATATATTACTACGTACTTAAATTCTTTTTTAGATTTCATTCTTGAATATATTAGATTTCATTGGTTTTACTGTATGAAGTAAGATACTAGATTACATTCTTTTTAACCCCTTACAGATACAGATGCTTGTATGGGGTATCGGTGTCTAAAGTAAGCTAGATTTTCCCAGATATACAGTTGTCAATTATCATCTGGAACGTATTCGATTAAATGTTCTGGCTGCATATTTAGGATTTTGCAAATATTGTTTAACGTTTTCATACTGATATTTGTATCATTTTTCTTAATTTTCCGCCATGTTTCTTGCGAAAATACCCCATATTTAATAGCAGTGTAAGAAGTAATGCCAGCTGTTTCCAACGCCTCGTAAACCGAAAATTTGAATCTAATCATATTTATCAATCTCCTTTCCTGATTTCATATATCATACTATTTTTGAGCCACAAAGTCAATGGAATATGGCTTTTTTAAGACACGAAAATATATCTCGAAAAAGATAGAAAATTGTCAATTAAAATAACCGCCATTTCTGGCGGTCTGGTTTATAACGTCTCAAGTCTCGCCCTCGTGAGCATCTCGGCGCGCTTCTTTTCCTTCTCTGCGGTCTCCATTGCCATAAGTTGGGCGTATGTGGCGGCATATTCTGGATTAGCCAGCAGCTTGCGCCGCTCCTGCTCCTCCTGTTCTTTCCTCTCCTGCCTTTCTTCCTCCTGTCTGATTTCGTCCGTTTTCCTGTTATCGAACATGGCTTGAATATCCTCAATAGTCAGCGGTTTCAAGCCGCTTTCTGGCGTGCTGGCGGGCGTTTCTGCATCGGGTAGGGGATTGAGCGGTTCTGACGTTTCCGGCTCTACAGTGGTAATCTCCGCTACTTCTGTATCTGGTGTAGAATCTTGTATTTTTGCGGATTCTGCGCTGTTCTGTTCTTCCTCTGCCTGCGCTTCTTCCATGCAGTCCAGATATGCAAGCACGCTTTCATTAATTACGCCGTTAATCGTCAGCCCTAAAGCCTTTATTCTGTCTATGGTGCCATTCGGAAGCGTTGCGGATACTCTGTCATAGTTTTCCTTTATCTTTTCATTCTGTCTTTTCATCCTTGCCTTGTATTTTTCTATCATTTCCTTTTCACTCTTTGCCATGATTGCATACCTCCATTTAATACGCATTATTATTGATATAATTAAATGATACAATAATGCAATGAATAAGTCAATTATTATA